ACATCAACAGTGGATAGATTTACCGAGGAAATGTCACCATCCTTGGCTAATATCGGTATGGGACACACAATGATTGGACACGCATCAATGACCATGACTGACATGATTAAAGAATGGACTCCTAAAATAGTTGCATGCATCGCATGTGGCCTTCTGGTGGTGTCCCTTCTGAAATTAGGATGGACAAAAACCGCAATAATATCAGCGTTAGTGGCAGCAGCCTATCTAATTTGGCCTCAAATTTCGAAGATAGATATCGAGCAACTGGTAGACAAAGCAACGTCTAGAAGAGAAGAGTATGTGGAACCCAAGGGGCTGGGAGAGATCTCAGAGACCCTTTGTGAACTTGATATTCCTATCATCGGGACAGTTGTCGCTGGTCTAGCCGCATTGTTATTCCTGAAAGGGATGCCAGACGATGCTAGTTGGATGAAGCTCTATAGGAAGTTCGATGCGATCCCGAGAGCTGTGGCTGGATTTGAAAGACTGACTGAGTATGTCAGCAAAGCGTTTAACTGGGTAAAAACACGCTATATAAAGAGATTTCACCCCGATATGGCAGCCCGAAAGATGACGACATCGCAAAAAGTTGAGGACTTTTGCAAATCGATCGAGGCTATTATGGCACCTGTTTACTTTAAAGCGATCAGTACTGACGAAGAGAAAGCAATTAGATGTTCCAGGATATTCGCAGAATATATGGACATTATTAAGAGTGGGAATGAGATCCCCCACGCAGCTTTAAATTCGCTCAAGGAATTGCGCTATTCAGTGAATCAGATCATGCAGGAAGTGTACAAGTCTAATGTACTTGGAAATGCCTATCGTATGCGACCAGTGACACTCTTCTTAGTGGGAGACTCATCAGTGGGAAAAACCGCTCTCACTTATCCACTAGGAATCGACATGTTGCGTGAATTTGGCTATTTAACATCTGAAATGTTGGAAAAAGATCCTGATGCTTTCACCAAATTCTTCTATTCTCGGAACACAAAACAGGAATTCTGGGACGGGTACAATGGAAACCACCATGTCGTCATTTATGACGATGCCTTCCAAGCCCGTGACTCCGCTTCAACACCAAATGAGGAGTTAACAGAAATCATTCACACTGTGAATAATTTCCCCATGAATCTACATATGGCAGACTTGAAGGATAAAGCCAATACAACATTCGTTGGCAAGGGAATGATATTTACATCTAATGATACGAGTATGAAGTTCCAGTCTATAACATCAAATGAAGCCATATATAATCGGCTAGATTTATCCTACCGAGTGTTTGTGAAACAAGAGTACCGTGTAGTGGAAAACGGTACCATCACCGAGAAAATTGACCTCAGGAAGGCTCGTGCTGAGGGTGGACATGTATTCAACATGGACATTTACGAGTTCCAGGAATTCAAACTGGGTAATAATGGACACGGTCTTGTTGGAGATCGGATAGACTTCCCTGAATTGCGCCGCCGCGTGATAGGGGAGTGCAGGAAGAGAAAGGCAGATTTCGTTGGCGCGAATGATTTTCTACGCCAATACGCTCGCGATTCATTCGTGGATCCCCGAGGTATAAAAGATATCTGGAGTAAGATAACAGAGCCTCTCTTCTGGCAGGTTAATAATCCAACAATGCCACGTGAATATGGTCAGGAGGATATCCCCTTTGTTGAAGGACAAAGAGGAGCAGCTTTCTTTCAGATCACCAATAAATCAGGTGACGCCATTTCACAACCACAATTAGTGACAAGTAACGCATTTGAGTACGCTCGCTTTAAATCACTCCAGGCTATATATTCTATTCGATCCACAATGACAACATGGTGGAATGCAGTTAAAAAGGCCTATGATGCTGACCCAGCTTTTATGGTCTTTGGAATTGGAATAGGTGTATTGTGCCTCCTAGGACCTATGTGGGCTTTATTGACTATGTGGCAGCAGAAGAAAATTGAGAAGACCGGAAAGCGGATAGATGCACTTAATAAAAGTATTAGATCAACAGGGACAAAGTATAAGAACTATGGTTGGGGCCAAGATGGTCAGGTCGTCTTCAGAAATGAGGACGGAACAGTTCAGGAGTTCTTTGATAATGATGGAACTAAGCTTTTCACGAATCGGATTTACCGTGTTTGTGGTGAACATTTATTGGATGAAGGTATTCTTATGAAAGATAAGAAGAAAGTTGAAGCATGTGGACACTCAAAAAGCCGCAAAGATCGAGGGCGGAAGAAATTCGTTAAGATACGTGGAATAACATCAGAAGTTGAAGATATGACACTTCGTGACGTCCTAGAAGATCCAGATCGTTGTGACAAGACGTACATCTATGGTGGGAATGTTTACCAGTTCCACAAGGTTAAAGCACATACCACTGGAGACACTATAATCTTTAGGATTGAGGGGACCACAAAACCCCTGAATCAGGTGGAGAAAATAGTGTTGACAGAGGTGGTGCCTTGTGCTGTGCAATCTACCAACGAACTGGCACGTAAAGCTCTTTCTAACACGTATTGGCTCGAATATAAAACCAATTTGGGCTTTAAGACAATGGGTTCCGTATTTGGACTAAAGGGACACCTCGTTCTGATGCCCCAACATTACCATGAGTATTGTAGGGAGAAGAAGTTTGAGGATACTACTATTATGCGTCTTAGAAATGAGACAAATAAGACAGGAGTTGAGTTCCTATATAAGAATATGAGAGACACGTCCATCCAAGTGTCTTCCCCATATGGTAAGAAAGATTTATGTGTGTTTTCGGCCGGAAAGAATGTACCGTCTTTTAAGAACTGTGTCGGAAATTTCGTATCTCGCAAGGATCTCCATAAGATCTCCGGATCCAACGTAGTTTTCAATTATCGTCCGTCATCTGATGGAGGGTTCTTTGACATACATCGTCAAATTGAAGGCACATGTTGGTCTGAGGATGTTCCCCGAAAGCCTGAAGGCGGTGGAGAGATATTCTGGTACCGTGAAAACTATATTGTGAATACCTATGCCGCTGTCAAGGGCGATTGTGGAAATGTTCTTGTTGCTGACAATAAGATGTTGGCAGGGAAATTGTGTGGAGTTCTTGTTGCGGGAGCGTCAGATATGACCGTGTTTGCAGCTGTAGCCAAGGAGGATTTAGAAGCGATATGTAAGAAATTCTCATCACAAGATCAAATATCGTGGACACCAGACGATACTATTAAGGAAGAGTTCTTTGAAGCATGCCATCTGCACAATGTAGAGAATTTCGTACCTTTGGGCACTGCTCCGGCTGTGCCAGCTGCGACTAAGACCCAACTTCAAAAGACGGAAGTGTATGAGCAAATCTACGAATCAAAGAAAGCGCCTGCGCATTTGCGTCCCTTTACGGCAGAGGATGGAACGAGGATAGACCCC